GTCTCTTCCTCCGGGGAGCATTGCGTTAGGATACCCTAGCGTGAAATCTTTTCTCAACTTTAGGAACCGTAATGGCTCAACGTGGCAACATTACTCTCACCGATGCGGCTTCCACGCCCGTCAACCGTGTTTACAAACCTCAACTGTCTGGTGAAGGCCTGATTCTGTGGCGCGATACGACGCAAGCCGTTTTCGCGGGACAGAACAGACTGACACTTGTTCAGCGGTCTGCAAACAAACAAGCCAGGAGCAATAAAGTCTCTTGGAAGCTCGAGTGTCCTGTCCTCGAGCAGACAGCAGCGTACGGTCCTTACTCCGTGGCATATACCAATTTGGTCAATCTCGAAATCGTGATGCACGACCGTAGTTCCCAACAGGAACGAAAGGACGTGCTTTCACAAATGCGTGATTTGATCGATGAGGCTATTGTCACTTCGCAAGTGCACGACCTCGAATTCATCTATTAATCCGTAAGGATTGATAGTGAATTCGCCCAGTTTTACGATAACGTAAGAAAGGTGCTTCATGCACAAGCAGGAGTTAATGCGGCGATTGAATCCCGCATCTCGTACCATCTCGCAAGAGATGTTGTTGTCTGTTTTCTCAAAAGTCTTTGAAGCAGTCGATTCCCCAAGATCTCTCGCTGCGCACTTGCTACTGAAAAGTGGCGAATATGCACAGCTTGTGAATCTTGAGATCGACCCAAATAACTACAACGGTGCGAAAGCATTTGCGGACGATTATTTGGTGACGAAAACTTTGTCCAAGTTCCCAGATTTCTCTCACGAGGATTTGGATCCGAAAGGCAAAGCAATCGAATCGTTCTTCAAGTTTGAGGACGCTTGCAAATCGACAAATCAAAGGTTCGAATCACTTGAACTGGACCCATCCTTATGGGACCCGTCAATGCTGGCCATTTTCAGGCTTGCTCGACGAAAAATTAGTTCAGTGCTAGGGACCCCCGATTTGGAGAGGATTTCAAGCGCATTTGGATGGGGACCTGGTGCCACCACGGCGGTATCAGGTAATCGTACTTCAGCCTATATCAAGTTCAAAGCTGAACTTGACGTAACGAGTAATTGTCTCATCATGGGTCACTGCTGTGTGAACAGCACGCCCTCCTGGGTAAACTGTCAGTTGCAAACTGATGAGTTTCCTAGTGTTTACGTTTCTCTTACCAGAGAAATGATGAACATCGTCAGAGGAAATGAGATCGTGTTCGTGCCGAAGAATGCGAAGACAGATCGAATAATTGCTAAAGAGCCTCATGTAAATTCATACTTACAAAAAGGTTTCGGAAGCGAAATAAGGCGACTACTTCGTATACACGCTGACGTTGATCTAAAAGATCAAACGTACAACCAGCGTTTAGCTAAACACGGATCCCTTTACGGGGATTTAGCCACAATTGATTTGCAAGGGGCTAGCGACACTATCTCGCGAGAGTTAGTGCGTTACCTTTTGCCTGCCAAGTGGTACGTGCTTCTCG